ATCAGGAAACCCGTATGCAAATTGATGGGTGTGCGAACGTGTCATTCATCAATGGCGACCTTGAAGGCGACGGCATTGTTTTCAACGTTTCCGACAGCATCGGGATTATTGTCACGGGCAATAATGTAGCTGTTCCGGGTTCCTACACCAAAGACGCGGTTAACGAAAAATCGACCTACATGCAGGTCCAAAATAGCGTCGATGTTTATTCAGAACACAACGTATTTATGAACTGGAACAAGGGGCCTCTTGCCACACAGACGGGCGATTATCTGGTCGAACCGGGCGCTGCCAACCGCTTTATGAACGTGAAGGATTTTCAGAATTCGGCGTTTTCGGGTGTTCGTTATTTGCGCACGTCCACACAGACAATCCCTACGTCTGCGGCGACAATCGTTAATTTCGATACTGTTGATTATGATGTCGGCACGTTTGTTTTGAACGATTATTCAACGATGAATTTCAGCCAAGCGTCAGCCGTTACGATTGGCGCATCGTGGAAGTATACGGCCCCGCGCCGCGCTTTTTATAACATCAACGCCAAGGTTGTTCTGTCCGGCGTAAATACGGCGAGTGAGGTTGCTTATATCGCCATTTTTGTTGACGGTGTAGAAAAGGCACGTAGCGCAAACCAGCAGCGCGATGCAAATAACCTCACGGCCCTAGCGATAGATTGTGTCCTTTATGTCGACACCGCCGAAGAAGTTGATGTCCGTGTTTTCCACAATGCCGCAACGGCTGACATAGTGGCGGCACCAACGCAAAACTGGATTTCCATCGCAATGCTCGGAGCGAAGTAAGGCGACATGACACTTTCGGAATTTCTCGACCATCTGGGCACTGGCACCAAGCACCTGCTCGACATCTTATCCGCAACCGTTGCCGTAGGAGTTATCGTGCAGCTTCTTCCACCGCTGGCCGCAGCGATGACGATCCTTTGGACTGGCCTGCAAATCTATGGTTGGTTTGTCGCTGGCAAGTGGCGAAAGCCACAGGGCGCGGGCGTCGAAGACATGGTGGTGTTGCGACAAAAAGGGGAAACCGAGCGATGAGCAAGCTACTCTTCGACACCGTGCGCCAGATCAAAGGTAGCGCGCTCACGCAAGCGGATGTCGACGCGATCAACCGCGCGCTTGCCGGTGACGTGGTGACCGCTGCGACAACAGGGCTGAAGTGCAGCCCGAAGGGCGTCGCGCTAATCCACAGCTTCGAGCAGTGCAAGCTAACCAGCTACCCTGACCCGGGTTCGCGCAACGGCTTGCCGGTCACCTGCGGCTGGGGCACAACGCGCGACGAAGGTGGAGGGCCCATTCCTCTTGGCGCGGTGTGGACGCAGCAGAAAGCGGATCGTCTTTTTGCTCGCGATCTGGCCGCGTTCGAGATCGGGGTTAACCAGTTGCTTCGGGGCAAGCCGTGTACACAGAGCCAGTTCGACGCGCTCGTCAGCTTCGCGTACAATGTGGGGCTCGACATCGACGCCGATAATATCGCCGAAGGGCTGGGCGACAGCACGCTGCTGCGCAAACATCTGGCGGGTGACTATGAAGGTGCGGCGGTGGCGTTCGCAGCGTGGAACAAAAACGACGGCAAGGTGCTGCGCGGTCTGGTACGCCGTCGCGCAGCCGAAGCTGCTTTGTATAGGGGGCAATCATGACCGACACCGCTGCCCGCCACCTGTTCGGCGCTCTGGCGTTCATCGTCGCAATCCTCGTCATAGGCGCGGTGCTTTCGCCGTATGTGCCAACCGACAAGGAGGCTATCGCCAACGTCATCCTCGGAAACGTACTGGGGTGGCCGATGATGGTTCTGGCGTTCCACTACGGCACCACTGCTGGGTCGGCGCGCAAGACCGAAATCATGGGTGGCGCGCCACCCAATACCGAAGGGGAACTCTGATGCTACAAGGTCTTTGGAACTCTATCGTCGCCGCGAAAGCCGCGATCTTTACGGGGCTGATCGTCTTCGGGCTGACACTGCCGCTTGGCTACTGCAAAGGCCACGAAGCGGCAACCGCCAAGTATGACGCGGAGCGGGCGCTCGCCAACACGAAAGCGTTGCAAATAGACGCGGCTGCTGGTACGCAAGCATCGGAAGAGCGGGTCACCGACGCGCTCACTGTGGACGATCTGGAAGAGGGTCTGCTCGATGCGATTTCCGAAACACCCGATAGCGCTCCTGACCGTGTGCGCGTGCAGCTTGGTTGCGAGCGCCTGCGCAGGCAAGGAACGTCTCCAGCCGATATTCCCCTCGTCTGCGGACCTTGAAGCCGTAACAGCGAAGAAGCCGATAGCGCCGCCCGATATCGTCACCAGCGCGCAAGCGGCTGCGGAATACGACATCGGGGTCGAGGTTTGGGGGGAAAGCGTCAGCAGAGCCGGTGGTCGTATCTGCCGGTGGGCTGTCAACAACGGCGCGAAGCTACCCTTCGATTGCCCTAAAGCGGAGTAAAGACTGTGCCAGATTTTAAGCGATTGACCCTATCCCGCGCCGCGTCGACCGACGCGGCCAGCGCGACCACACCTTCAATCTCTGCGGTGGCGGGAGAGTTCCTTCGCGTTCGCACGGTGTCGCGGGTGGGTGAACCAAAACTCACACTCACGATCACCGCCAACGCTATCGCCACTACGGTGGACGTCGATCTGGTCGACGTTTGGGCCCTTGGCGCGATAGCGGCCAGCGACGCCATAACTTTGACCGCCACGCTCAACACGGGCGAAGCAATAGACGCGGTCCTAGAGACGGTTGCGTGAGTGTAGCTGACCTCGGCGTCGGCAACGGACCGGGCGGTAAGGCGCGCTTGCTGGCGGGTGTCAGTGGGGGCTCGCCTTTACACGCGGACGCTGGCGTGATTTACTTTAGCGATTTTGGCGGCTTGCCCGCGCCTAGCTATCCCTATGCACTGACTATTACAAATCCGGGCGCAGAAACTGGCGACACTACCGGCTGGACACATTCGTTCGGCGCTGGTTTTTTTGTTTCGACATCAAATCAGGTTAGCTGGGCTTTCGACGGCACATATCATTTCCGACTATCATCATCTGATCAATTTGCCGAAGTCTATGCAACGCCAATCAACATTCCATCTGAACGCGAGGCCGATTGCGATGCGGGCCTATTACAGTTTTCGTTTACCTATAAATACGGCAATGATTCTGGAGGGATAGACTGGGGCAGAAATCGCGTTGAATTTTGGAGCGGGGCCAATGGCACAGGCACTTTTCTGGGCCAGCGAACATCAAATCAACAGCATAACTCAAGTTTTCCGTCAGAAATTTATGGGCCGGTTGAAAGGAATGTACCGCCAAACACGCGCTCAATCGTGATTTATATGTTCGGGTTTAGGACTTCAGGCACAGAGCTTTCGTTTTATTTTGATAGTCTTTCAATGGGCCTGATTAAAAATGGCTCGAAAATAGAAAGCATTTACAAGGACAGGGGCGTCGACACTTCTGGATGGACAGTCGACACAGGCACAGGGCAACCAGTAAGCGATAACACTTGGAGCAATTGGGGTTGGCCTGGCATTACTCCTGGCAGCCAAGCAGCTTACGCAATTCGCAAAGATGTCACGCCAAGTTCTGCCGCTCTGACAGCCATTGCTGCTGGAGGCGTTACGCTTTCATTGCAGCGCTACGCTTGGAACGAAAACGCCGATGATACTTCGCGCACCTATGTCCAATGCCTCGACAACACAGATGCCGTAGTTGCAACTGTTCAAGATGCCGCATCCAATACAAATTGGTCCGTCATTGACGTAAAAAATCCAGCAACAGTTTCGGTTCCTACAAGCACTGTGAAATTTCGTGTCAGACACAGTTTTGCTCGCGTCGATGGCACTGTTCTAGATGCTGCAGTCGGCTTTATGGATGTTTATCTGACATGGTGACCCTCCTCCTCGGCATCGCAACCGGCATAATCGCAACGCTCTGCTTTGAAGTAGCAGCTTAAGGATTTAACGCTCCATGACCCAACGAACAACTGACAGGGCTATAAGATTGGAAAACGCGGAGTTACTTCGGGGGCCGAAAATATGACCGTTAAAGACATCCCCATAGGGCGGTCGCGCGGCAGCAGCGGACCGGGCGGCGAAGGCCCACCCGGTGCTTCTGCGTACGAGATCGCGGTAGCGGCTGGTTTCGTTGGGGATCAGGCGGCGTGGCTCGCTTCGCTTCAGGGCGGCGACGGCGAACAAGGCCCCCAAGGCCCGACCGGCACCGCGAGGGGTGTACACGCAGTGCAGCCGAACACCGCAGCGGGACAATTTGTCACGCCGCAGGTGACCGCGCTGGCGTTGACCACTATCGCGGCAGCGGCCAACCGGCTGGACTATCTGCCGTTCGTCCCCGCGAAAGACATCACAGTCGACCGGCTGGACGTCGAAGTCTCGACGCTCATCGCGGCGTCGCAAGCGCGGCTCGCCATCTTCTCGAACAACAATGGGGTGCCGGGTGCTATTCTCCGTGACGGCGCGTCGGTACTTGACTGCGCCACCACGGGGTTGAAGAGCGCGGTCATCACGCCCGTAACTCTCATCGCGGGTACGGTTTACTGGTTGGCTATCCTTAGCAGTTCAACCCAGACGTACCGTGGTGTAGCAGTGGGCGGGCTTATGCCTATGCTGGTCAACACTACGCTCAACACAACGTACGTTCACAAGCGTCAGACCCAGACGTTCGCCAGCGGTATGCCAGCGAACGCTTCGGGGTTGACAGACATCGCAGGAACTTTCCCGCTTATCAAGTTGCGCCTAGCCTAAGCCGAGCGCCGATTTGTAGGTGTCGCGGATCGCCTCAAACTCGGCACGGTCATGGCTCTCCATTTTCCGCAGCTTCAGCGCTTCGCGCATGATCTTGGCGTCGTAGCCTTGGCTTTTGGCTTCGGAGAAGACGTCGCGAATGTCGTCGGCGATACCCTTCTTCTCCTCGTTCAGCCGCTCGATACGCTCGATGAACAGCCGTAACTGGTCGGCTGCTACGTGGTTGTCTCCGATACCGCTCATCTTTTGGTTCCCTTCATCGCTTCAAGTAGAATGTCCTGCACGCTGCGCTTGCTCTCGCGGCGCGCTTTAACGAGGTAGTCGACTGTGTTCTCGGCCATGATCCGATAGCGGTAGACCGGGCGGTCGTAGCCGGATTGGAACTGGCGCATAGGGCCAAGACGTTCAATGATCTGGTCGTCATATTCGAGGTTCCAGCCGCTGCCGAAATCGACGAGGATGTTACCACCATGTTGTAGGTTCGACCCATGACCGGCGCTCGCTGGGTGGCAATACATCAACTCGATCTCACCACGGTTCCACGCGTCTTCAGTGGCTGGCTTGTCGTCGAAGTAGCGCGCCTTCGGAAAGCGGGCAGCGATCCGCTCGAACTCACTCTTGAACATGCACGACACCAGCACAGGTGTGCCGCAAGCCTCCTCTATGATGCTCTCCAGCGCGTCCAGCTTCTCGTCGTGAAGCGTATGGCTCGCGCCGGACAGGTCGGTGTACGGAGCGCCTGACGCGATCTGGAGGCACTTATTCGTACGCACCGCAGCGTTGACCGCTTCGATCTCGTGCGCGCCGAAGTCATGCTCCAGTTCGGTGAACATCTGCTTTTCCATCTCGTTGTAGTGCTGCCGCGCTTTCGGGGGCAAGGTGACAACGATATCGGTTTCGATCACCGGGGAGAGCGTCAGATAGTCGGCTGGGTCCACGGTTAAACAGATGTCGGTTAGCGCCTTTTGTATCTGCTCCTGCGCGTGGGGGAAGGGGCGAAGACCATAACCGTTGGGGTTGGGGCCGAACCATCGGTCGGTGAACGCGTTGTACGTTCGACCCAGCCGCTCGCCCTTGTCGAGAAACCATATCTCGCCCCACAAATCTTGCAATCCGTTAGGCGACGGTGTGCCGGTTAGTTCTATGAACCGCTCGCAGTACAGGTGCGCCACTTTCGCCAGCGCCGCTGCCCGTTGCCCGCCACCACGCAAGCGGAAGCCCTTCAGCTTGGTGGCTTCGTCAGCCACCACCGTTTTGAACGGCCAGTTCCTGCCGAAATGTTTGACGAGCCACGGTAGCTGCTCGTAATTGGTCGAGTAGAATGTCGACGTTTCACCCAGCGCCTGAAAGCGTTCGGTCAAATTGCCGATCACAGGGACCACGCGGAAGTCTTCACCGAAGGTCCACGCAGCCATCTCGTCGGGCCATGTCTTGCGCGCCACGCGCTTGGGGCCGAGGATCAGCGCAGGCCCCTGCTCCAGCGCGCGGATCGCGGTCAGCGGCTTCAGGGTCGCGGTCGTCTTGCCCGCGCCCATCTTCGCCCAGATCGCGCAGCGCGGATGCTCGGCGATGAAGTCCATGATCTGCGGCTGCCACTCTCGGGGTGTGTACACCTTACGCGGCATGATACCGGTTTTTGAGTTGTTCGAATGTGAAGTCGCGCTGCGCCTTGGCGGCTGCTGTCGCGTCAGCGTACAGCCTGTCGGCGGTGTCCAAGGTTATCGCGCAGCGCGCTGCCGAGACACGGTCGCGGGTCTGAATTTTTATGCACCCTTTGGGGATGCTTATCTCGGTGTTGGTGGGGTCGCGGTCGAGTGTGACGCGCACGCGTCCCGGCTCGCGCGGCTCCTGCACTTTGCACTTACGGTACACCGCCCAGCCAGCGCTGGCGGTCGTCGAGGCAACAAAGAAAATGTCTAGCTTACTCATGTCGTCATCTCCAGAATGAAATTGTCCACGTCCTCTTTGGCGTGGATCACGCGAACATCGAACCCGATAGCGCGTAGCTTTTTATGCTCGCGCTGTTGGTGCGCTTCTGCGCCCGGGCCTTTGGGCCGCTTCAACTCAACGAGAACGTGTACACTGGGCCCTCCGTTTTTGCCTTCGCGCGCTGGCCAACCCACCAACCGATCCGGCGCGCCGTTGTGCCCCGCGAACATCAGCTTGCGGCAGAGGCCACCGGTTTCGAGGACGCGGTCGCGCAGATACTTCTCGACGGTCTTTTCAAGCATCGTCTTCGGTTTTCGGTTTGTGGTCCTTAACCGCCTTGTCGAAGCTATCGATCAGCGCTTGCCGGTAATCGGCTGGGTCTTGCTCCATCAAGATGATGGTTTCGACCAACACCACACCAGAGCGCTCGGCGGCGCGCTGCGCGAAGTACTTATGGTCGGTGTCGGTGGTGCGGTTCGCCCGCTCCAGTGCGTTCTCGTCGGTCATTGCTTGGTTGCTCCTGCGGATTGAACGGCCAACGCAGCTTCGATACCAGCCCGCCACGCGAAGCCGGTGATGAACTGCTGCGCTTCTTCAATGCTGCTACACCGGTACTCGATGAACGTAGCATCGGGGTCGACCGGCTCTGGCCGTGGGCGGTTGGCGTCGTGCAAGAAGTACACCCCGCTCCCCTTAATCGGCGACGGGCGTACCTGCCAAGCCAGCGCTTCAGCGCGTCCCGCTTCAGCGGCAGCTTCGATCATCTCGTCGGTAATCATGTCTCACCCCTTCCGGTATCTGTAGGTTTCGAACCCGGCAGCGGAAAGCGGCAGATCGTCGTCTGCCCAGTCCGGCACCCGGCTCATATAGCCAGCCATCGTCTTAACCGAATAGTTATCGTTGTCAAGCGTCTCTGCGATGATCTCGTCATGTATGTCGAGAACAATTGGGTAGCCGTTGTCTTCGCACAGGATCATGCCGTTCGCCAGCACGTCGCGTGCGACGGCCTGACAGGCGTTCTCGAATATCTTACCGCCGTACGTGGTCAGGCGCTCCCACTTCCTCGTATAGCTGTTCAGGCCCATGTAGGAGAGCGTTTGGCGGTGCTTCCAGCGCGGATCGGGAATGATCTTCGCGTCGGCGTAGCACAGGAAGCGGCCAGACGGCAGGCGCATACGCACCCAATTGCCGACCTTGTCGAACGCGATCTTACCCGCGCGATGCTCGCCGCCTTCGGTGACCGCCAGCCACATGGCGGTGTTCAGCTTCTCCCAATACTTAACGATTTTCTGGTTGGCATCGCGCCACCCGTCGACGATCCGCGCTACTTCCGTGTCGTGCAGGTACAGGCCGTACAGCAGCGCCATCGAGTTGAACGCGCCAGCCGCACCACCATACCCACATGCTAATTCTGGAGTTTTTCCAGATGCTTGGCGGTCGTAGTCGGTTACTTCCTCTATGGGTTTGGACAGCACGTTGGCGGCGGTAACCAAGTAAAGGTCTGGCCCCTTTCGCTTCCAAACCATCTTGCCGTCTTTGTCGGGCACCCAGACGTGCTGCCCCTCGTCGTCGAAAACGAAGGTGTCGTAATCCTTGAACGCCTGAATTTTCCACTTCTCCCCCGCCAGCCACGCGGCGACGCGGCCTTCGATGTTGGATAGATCGGCGATCACCAGCTTGTTGCCGGGTTCGGCCACTATGCTGCCACGTATCGCGTTGCTGGCAAGCGCTATCGGGTTGTCGTAGAGCAGGTGCGCGACGCCTTGCTTCAGCGCGTCGATACCGGTCGCGATGTCGTGCGACTTCATGTTCGGGCGCGGCAGGTTCTGCGGCTGGAAAATGCGACCGGCCCACCGACCAGTGCGCGACGCTCCACAGAACTGCATAGTCCCCCGCAGCCTGCCGTCTTCGCTCACCCCGTTGAGCAACGCGGTGTACTTCGACGTCGATGTCGCGCTCGCTTCGAGCCGTATTGCGATCAGTTCACGCACGGCATCGGGCAGGTTCTCGTCGTTGACGCGTCGCTCCAGTGTCGACTTTGTCATGTCCGGCAGTTCGACACCCCATTCGGAGAGCAGATGCTTTAGCAAGCGGTCGCGCTGGCTGGCCTTCTCTACCTCGCCGGTAGTCAGGTCTACCGTGCGTCGGTTGAGTTCCTTCTGCGCCTTGTTTACAGCGTTCACAGCAGCGGTTGCCAGTTCGCGGTCGACAGCGAACCCTCGGTCATTGATCTTCTGGTCGAGGCACCACAGAGCGCGCTCGGGAGCCATCTGGTTGCCATTCGGTTTGCCGGGGTAGTTCCACTTCGGCGCGTGCCGGTAGACGTGCCGCATGGCGGGGATGTCGACGCGCGCATATTCAAGAAAGCGCTGCCATTCTATCGGGTGTGTGCGCTTGGTCGCCCTGCGCACCTCCATGTTCTTCGGTCGCGGCTTGCAGAACAACTGGATCAGGCTCTTGCCCTCTTTGATCTTGGCGTCTTCGTCCGCGACGTTGAAGATTTCGCCCAGCTTGTCGAGCCCTCCGGGGAGGCCATGCGACAGCGCCTGCACCTGCGTGTCGATAATCCGTTCAGGGTCGACGACAATGCCTCTGGCGTAGCGCAGGAGCGTACGGTCAAAGTTGCCGAAGTTCGCGCCGACGATCTGCACCCACGGTGTCGCGAGAGCGTCCAGAACCTCTTCAGGGAATGGCAGCGTGCCGATCCCGAAATCGTTGGTGAGATCAGCAACCTTGGCCTTCTCTTCCATGCCGCTGGCCCACGAGCAGACCATGATCTCGGCCCCGACCGCGTAGGCGTGGGTGCCGCGCTGTAGAGGCGTCTCGCTGAAGGTTTCGGTGTCGAAAAAGAACAGGTCGTCAGCCACGCACACTCTCCGCTTGCGCTATTATTCGGTCGGCCAGCCCACCCTTGCGGGGCCGACGCCGACGTGGAGCGCCGTACCAGTAGCGCGTGGTCGTCTTGCCGCCGCGTACCCACGCGGTCTTGGCCTCCAATATGTGAGACGGTCTGCCGAGATCATCGAATACGACCTCAAAGCTGCGCCCCTCTACCTCTACCTCTACCGCGATACGTTCTTCAACCATAACGGCTCCGCATAGAAAGGCACTTCGGTGAATTCTTCAACGACATCTGGCTCACCCCAAGGGTCCAAACCCTTTTGACGTCTAACCCACTGAAGTTCTCTGTTAATTTGGGCGGGCACCGCAGATAGATGCTGCACGCACAAGGTATTCGGTGTGGGGTCGCAGCAGTGGTCTACCTGCAAACCGTCTATGTTCAAACCGTGCACGTACTTAGCCGCCCACCGGTGCGCGAACCAACGCCGCCTTTCGAACCAGAACGAGCCGTACTCACGCCACTTGCCGTGGCCGCAAGTTCTACCGCCGACCCAGAGCACACAACCGGTGCCCGCGTCGAAACGGCATTTAGACACGAAACGCTCCATAGCAGAAGGCACGGTGTTTCTCCAGAAAAAGAAAAGGGGCGCGGACCGAGTGCGACCCGCCGCGCCCCTCCCCCTGTTAGTCGAACGCGCTGCCCGAAGGCGCGCTATCGTTCGACGAACCTTCGTCTTCATCTTCGACCGAAAGGTTGGCGAAGCTGTCGGCTTTCGACGGTGCTGCGCCAGCGGAGAAGGCGTCGCCGTCAGCGGCCTTGCGGACACCGCACAGATCGATAACGATCCGCTTCTTCACACCCTTCTTCTTCAGCGCCCAGACGTCGACTTCGCCGTGGACGTAGCAGCCGCTGTACGGAGCATCTTCGTCTTCAGCCGCCGAAGGGATGTTGTTGACGTTGAACACACCTACGCGGGCTACGTTCTTGGCTGTGATATATTTCATGCCGTCGAAGCCATCGTACACGTCACCCGCTTCGGTCTTCTTCAGGCTGCCTTTACGCAGACCCTTCTGATCGTCGGCAAATTCCTTGTACTCCGAAGCCCAGTCTTCGCCCCACTTTTCCTTGGCGACCGCTTCGATAGCGGCTTGAACCTTGCGCTCGTTCTCGCCACCCGGCGTGAGCAAAAAGGTTGCTTCGTACTTGTCGGGGGACTTTGAGCCATCATTGTTGGCCATACCCGGGCGTTTCGTGAAGAGGTGGCCAAAGGCCAGACGCACGGGGTCGTTTTTGCTGTGTACCAAAAGCACTTTCATCGGTCATTCCATTCATCATTCGTGGGTACGGCTTGCGCTCGTCCCTAAGTTACCCTCACTCCAAGAGTGAAGCGAGAGAGGGTGACACCGTAGTGTCGGCTTGCTCATCTGTCGACAGGTTTTCGAACACGTCGGCAGTCGATGCAACTTTGTACTCTTCGCGAGGATCGTCAGCCGGTACTATAATCTGCTTCGCGTCAGAGCGGACGATAAGCGGCCCGATCTTCGACCAGATCCCGGGGCGGTCTTTGAGCAGCTTCTCGGTCTGCGTCGGCGACTTGACCTTGCGCGTCGTCGCCTCTTCGACCTTCAGTCGACCACGAACGGTCAGCGCCTTTAGCGCCTCCTCGTCATTACGCCACTTGCGGTCGCCCTGCTGGCCGAGCACTTGCTTGAAGCCGGGTACGCCAAGCCCATCGGCGAAACGCCGGTCGCGC